ATGGCGGGCTCCAGGCGCACGCCCCGCGACCGGCGGCGGCGGGCGGCATATGCTTGCCACGCCCCCCCGCCCCCGCGTTTGCTAATGCTTACCCCCAATCACCGTGCATTGGATTTCAGATGTGGTAACATGCGGACATGACTAACCGCGTACCAGAACATGAAGCAAACCGACGGCGTGCGAAGAAGGCGATCAAGGACCATTGGCTGGAGGCTGGTCGTTGGAAGGAGTTTATTGAGGTGCGTGAGTCGTTGAAGGGCGCGGGTCTTGCGCCGGACGAGGCTTGGCAGGAGGCTGACCGCCGTTTGGTGGAAGGGTACGAGTTGCCCTCCACGCCTGCTGCGCAGGAGGATAGCACAATATCTGACGGTGTGGCAAAAGTGGTAGAAAATATTGAATTAAAAGGTCAAGTTTCTGCTGAGGCATTTGCCAAAGAGAGTGTAAGTACTGCGGACACAGTACGTTGGGTAGCATCGTATTTAATGGTGGCGGATGCGGAGCCTGGGGATGCGCCTAGTAGTGAGGCTTGGGGAATGTTGCAGTGGGCGAAGCGTAATAACACGAATGAGGCTTCGTTTTGGTCTACGATTTGGCGACAGTTGATGCCGACGAAGCAGAGTCTAGAGGCAGAAACTAGGTTTTCTGATGACGGAAAGCCGATATTAGACTTAATAAGTCGTATTAAACAGGTAACGGAAACTGATAATGGCGGGTCTAGTGATGTTAGCGGGGATGAATGACGCTGTAGTTGGTATTGGTCAGCGTTTGGGTAAAGATGGGCAAGAAGCATTTTTTGTCTATGATGTCAACGTGATACTCAATATATTGGTAGACCGTGACGGTATGACACCAGATGATGCGGTAGACTACTTCCAAGAAAACATTCAAGGATCTAATCTGGGAGAGGCAACACCTGCTTTTATTCAACCAATGGATTACGAAAAAATCCAAGAGAACATAGAACAGGTATTAGATACGCTTGCCTTTGAGCAATCATGAGCATTTACTCACAAGTCCCAAAAGATTTAGAAGAGAATCTTGAATTTAGGAAAAAACTGATTGAGTCTGCGTCAGGCAACAAAGATATATCTTCAGATTTGTGGAGTGCTTGCAGTAGGGACTTTTTGTTTTATGTGAATGCTTTTTGTTGGACTTATGACCCACGTAAGAAAAACGGTACGGTCCCCTTCATTACTTGGGATTACCAAGATGAAGTGTTATTGGACCTAGTAGATTGCATATTTAGTGGTAAAGACGTGGTTTTGCAGAAAAGCCGCGATATGGGTGCGTCATGGATCATTTTGCTAGTCTTCGAGTGGCTATGGCACTTTAGGTCAGACCTGTCTTTCTTGCTAGTTAGCCGTAACGAAGACTATGTAGACAAGCCTGGTAACCCTAAGTCTCTGTTCTGGAAGATAGATTTCTTACATAAGAACCAGCCTAAGTGGTTATTGCCCAATATGACTAGGACTAAGTTGCGTTTAACCAACGAGGACACGGGTTCTAACATTGACGGTGAGTCAACTACGGGTGACGTTGCTCGTGGAGATAGGCGTACCGCTATCGGTCTTGACGAGTTTGCTGCATTTGAGATAGATTCGTCGTATAGGGCGTTATCATCCACTCGTGACGCTACTAGGTGTCGTATATTTAACTCAACTCCTGCAGGCACAGCAGGTGCGTTTTATGATTTAACGCAAAAAAGCGAAATCAAGAACATCAAGTTGCATTGGACCCTGCACCCAGAAAAGGCCGTTGACCTCTACGAAGACGAAAACGGCAAGAAGCGTAGCCCTTGGTACGACCAAGAATGCAAACGTTGCGCTCACCCGCAAGAAATAGCCCAAGAACTTGATATTGATTTTGCTGCTTCTGATTACCAATTCTTTGATGCTCTTGAATTAAACAAGATAATGCACAAGGATTGCCGCCCACCGATCATGACTGGCGAGTTAATTTTTGATGATAGGTCTTGTGAGCCAAGTAACTTCTCACGAGGCAAAGGGGCATTGTCCTTATGGATTAACCCTGATGCTGCCGGAAAGATACCTAAAGACCGTAAATACGCTATGGGCGTTGATATTGCCACTGGTACAGGTGCTAGTAACAGCGTTATATCTGTTGGCGATTGCAATACTGGCGAAAAAGTTGCTGAATTATGCTCTCCTAACCTAAGACCAGACCAACTCGGGCGTTATGCAGTTGCGTTGGCTAAATGGTTTACAGGTAACAACCCAGGGGGTGCGTATATAATCTGGGAAGCACCAGGGCCGGGACGTAACTTTGGTGATGTTGTGCTGGAACATGGTCACAGAAACATATATTTTCGTACAAATGAAACGTCTGTGACAAAAAAACACAGCACGATACCCGGTTGGTGGCCGACAAAAGATGAAAAGCGTTCAATTTATTCGGAGTACCGAAGAGCGTTATCAAGTGGTAGATTTATAAACAGGTCTAAACCGGCGGTTGAAGAATGTCGTGAGATCATATTTGCTCAAACGGGCTGGGTTACGCACTCACGGAGTTTGTCAAAGATGGACCCTTCCGGCGCTCGTGAAAATCACGGAGACAGACCTACGGCGGATGCGCTTTTGTGGAAAGCAATGTCCAAAACAATTCCAAGGAAAGTCCAGAAGACTGTAATCCCTGAAAATACCTTGGCATACCGACGAATGGTAAGACTAGAAAAACAAGCCTCTAAGGAAACGTGGTAATGTCAACAAGCGAATACAAACAAATTAGAGAGTCAATTGATTACTCTCGCAGAAAACTCCAGCCATTTAGAGAACAGCGTATGCACGCTTTACGTTCTTACGTAGGCTTTCATTATTCTGATTCAGGTTCAGGCGACAAGATTCCTGTCAACCTTTTAGAAATGGCTGTGTCAATTTACAAACGTCAACTTGCTGCACAAACGCCTCGCGTATTAGTCAATAGTAAGATTGAACAACTTAAACCTACAGCATTAAGTTTTGAGATTGTATTAAACAAACTGCTAGATGAAATTGACTTTGGTCAAACTTTGCAGAACTGGGTTACAGACGCATTGTTTTCTGTAGGCATTCTTAAAATTGGTATTTGCCCAGACGATAGCAAGAAGGCTAAGTTGCAAGGATGGATGCGTGACCCTGGTTCAGTGTTTGCAGAAACAGTAGACCTTGACGATTTTGTAATTGACATGTCTGCTCGCAAATGGGATCAAGCACAATACATTGGCAACAGATACTCGCTTCTTTACGATCAAGTAAAAGACAGCGACATGTTTGGCGATCAAACTAAAAACATAACGCCACAAACTATTCCTTCTACTAACGAACAAGGCGACGAACGAACACAAACATTATCTGCTGGTTTTGATCGTTCACAAGCAAGTGCAGGACAAAGAACTGTAGAACTATGGGACATATGGATGCCATTCCAGGGCAAATACATTACGTTCCAGGCTGATGATGAAGGCAGTATCCGCGAAGATATGATTTTGCGTGAGACAGAATGGGATGGTCCAGAACAAGGCCCATATCAAATGCTTTCGTTTGGAGATGTTCCAGGAAACGTAATGCCACTGTCGCCTATTGCAAACCTAATTGACTTGCATGATCTTGCTAACCGCATGTTTAGAAAAATGGGTCGCCAAGCGGAACGTCAAAAGACTTTAACAGTTGTGCAAGGTGGTGCAGATGAAGACGGACAACGTGTTGTGCGTGCTAACGATGGCGACACAATTAGAAGTGACCGCCCTGAAGCAACCCGAGAAGTTAAATACGGTGGCGTAGATAGCCCATCACTTGCGTTTCTTATTCAAATTAAAGACATGTTCTCTTACTTTGGTGGCAACCTAGACGTAATGGGTGGACTTGCTAAAGGTGCAGATACTTTGGGGCAAGAACGTTTGCTCAAGCAAAGTAGTGCAATGAAGGTAGTTGACATGCAAGAAAGAACTACCAAGGCTGTTAAACAAGCAATTAAAACTATGGCGTATTGGGTTTACAACGATCCTGTTAGTGAATTTCCGATTGAAAAAACTGTAGAAGGTACAGACGTTTCTATC